TGATAATTGGATTAATGTTCCACCGCTATTTCCATTTTCACGATATCCTGGTGAAGCAGAATTGCCGTTAGTTTTGCCAGGTATACCTAACTTTTTTCGTGCATGGGATATAAAATATTTTGCAAAGATGTTAGGATTAGTTTCTGTCACTTGGTTAATGAGTGACGTTTGGAAAATAAGTGCTGATGGGTCAGTACTTGGCTTACCATGGGATTACCGTGATAAGAAGGATTTAGAAGGATGTGTTGTGATACCGTCTTTGATGTCGCTATGTGCGCAGACATTGTCAACTTATAATAAGATGTTCTGTGGTGATAGTCGCGGTCCTTTTACTGTTAGTACTTGTGCAAATATTTATCCCGATAAGATAATACACCTAACAAAGAAGTTTGATACGAAAACTCGAACAGCTCCTAATCCTTCGGCAGAATTAGCTCAAGCTATGGCGAAAGGGTTAGAACGTATGTACTCCTATATGGGTACAGATAAGCACTTTGGTAAGTTAATTTGGGAGTTCAATGAAGCAGATGTTGTTCATATGAAGTTTCCTCAAAATTCGAGTGCTGGTATTAGAGCGGGTGGATCGTCTAAGTATATGGATGACCAAGGAATACGAAGGGTTACTACTGTGAATGGAACGAAGGGTGATCAGGAGAAGGCTGCAAAATTGCGTGTGTTGGTTATGATACAGACTTTCTTTCGTACTGGGGATATACAGCTATTGGAAAAAGCGTGCTGTATATGTTTGAAACATGAAATTCTTAATGATGATTCAATTAATCAAGAAGATAGGGATTCCACGTTTCGTAAATGTCGTGAATTTTTTATTCCGAACATTGTTCAGTACATTTTTGCAAGTTTAGTTATGAAAGATCGCCAGATGTTTGAGCGAGGACGAATGATTAAAATTGGTTTAAAATGGTGGCATGGGGGGGCGTTTGTATTGGCTGAGCAGTTAAATGCTTTTACGAATGATATGGTTTATAGTGATGGAGATTTTAAAGGGTTAGATACTACTGAGAATAGAATACTTTTGGAATTATATTCTTCTCAGGCATTAGTTTATTATGACCCTAATTCTCCTCATTTTGAATTGTTTCTCCATTTATTGGGTATAGCTACTGAAAATTTATCGGTGAAGCTTGTGCATTTGTTTGCGCGGGTATGGAAGATAATAATCGGAGTTATGCCATCTGGAGCGTTTGAAACATCTCATGGTAATTCATGGATTGTTGGTCTACTGTGGTGGACTTACTTTGAGTATGTTTTTGCCAAATATCCTGAGCGAGCTGCTGAGTTGGAACAGGCATTTCAGGATAAGAAAATTGAATTTCCTGTGTTTGGTGATGATCATATATTGGCTATATTGGAAAGTTTGGCTGATATTTTGAATGAAGAGGATTTTGCTTCTTGGGTAGCTAC